GAATATTCTTCAGGTTTCCTATACCCGGAAGATTCCCGGAGCTGTCATATGCAGAAAGTTTCTCGTCAAGATCAACGAGGGCAGGGCCAGCCCTCTGAATTCCAGACTTGTCTATTGCTTCGGCGAGTTGCGAGATTCTTTGTCTGACAGACTTATCCGAGTTCCTGCCAAGCGCATCAAGTTTTGATGCGTATGAACGAGTGACTCTTCCGGTCTTTGAATCAATGGAAACAACCTCTTGTAGGGGCTGGACATTATTGAGGATTGCACGGAGTTTCATCCTCCCCTCTTCGGTTGAGGACGCCTCATCGAGTGCCTTGTTTCCGGTTTTTATGCCAGAAAGTGCAGTAGCAATCTTCGGAACGGTTACCTCACCGCCACCACTTCCCGTCCCGCCGTTCATCGCGTTCAGCATGGTATGAACCATGGTTGAGTCTCCACGCTGCAAAGCGACCGCCATAGCGTTTTCATAGTCGAACTTTGCTGGAGTGGCGGGGACGGCAGGAACGGCAGGAACGGCAGGAACGGCTTCTTTGGCAATTAACCCATCTGTCTGCGGCAATCCAAAAGCCTGTGCCTGTTCATCAACAAATGGCTGTGCTGGTTGCTCAGGAGAACCAGGAGACCCTGGAGACCCTGGATCTCCTGGACTGAAATATTGCTTATAAGGATTCTGCGGTCCCGGTATCGTGCTGAACAACATAGCCGAGGCTGGGTTCCTCTGCATCAATCTCTGCCATGCACGATCTGATATCGCTCCGCTCTGGCGAAGCTTTATATACATATCGATCTGTCCAATATCGACCTTCCTGCTGGGCTTCAGGCCACCGTTTCTAGTCCTCGGGTCGTCATCCGACAACGGTTGATCGCTTTCCAGAAGAGAAATAGTATTCTGCAATGGATCAACATAGTCCCGCATTGTTCTTTTATTACCTAACGGCATTATCCCATCCCCCCCTTATCACTGCCGCCCCCCGAATATGAAATGTTATCCTGATGCTGAACGTCCTGAAGATTGTTAAGCATACGGCGCTGGTATTGCTCAAACATATTGGACATGAGTTCAATCTGCTTCTCACCCATTCCCAAAGCCGATAGCTCTTGATTCAAGCGGGCCTTTGCAACGTCGAAGTTTTCATTATTCAATGAAGACTGGAGCGCAAAGGTTTGCATGGCAGAATCCATGCCTTCCTTGGTTGCCAAGGCTCTCTGATCTGCGATACTTCTATTCGTATCCGTATCGAAGTTGGTCAAAGCCTGCTGGCCAAACGAAGAGCCATCAAGGCCCCTCATTCCTATATTCTGGCGAAGTTCCCCCCTGCGGGCTTCCTGCTGCTGCAGGAGCGGATTCACACGGGCTTGAATGTAAGCGGAGTTATTACCAAGCATGTCATTCCGCATGGTCCCCAACTCGCCATAGAGACCACGGCTATTGGCCAATCCGTAGTCCTGCATTGCTCGAATGGATGGGTCAATTGTTACTTGACCCTGGTTCGCTGTGCTGTAACCGGTGCTAAACGGATTCCCCGCGTACTGGTTCCGCTTCATCCCGTATCGGCCAAGCTTCTGCCCAACCGCATGTGAAGACCCAAACCCCATTCCTCCGCTCATTGTCTTTTCCCTCTCACGCTATATAAGTACTCATCCCCTCGCGGGTCACCATTCGGGACTTTCCCGACATAATGAAGAACCCCGTAGGTCGATGCCTTGTCGAAAAGCGCCTTTGAAGATTCAAGCGACCTGACCAGACAAGTCCCGATCTTCCTGTAGCGCACCATCTGAAAAAACGAAACCGTTGACCTAAGCTTGTTTCGTGCCGTGGCCCACGGATAAAACACGCAATGCGGTTCCACCCTCCATCCGTCAGTCGGTATCCAGACCATTCCGATAGGCCCGGCCCCGGATTCGTAATAACTGTTCTCATCTTCCGAAATCAGATATTCGAGATGGATGGAATTGTCAGACAGCTCCATCGCAAAACCATCCTGATCCGTGGACATGATGTGATAGAAAGGCTCTATCGAATGTGCCAACCAGTTAATCGCTACGTCTGTGTGATAACTGTCGCCGTCCAGTATGTTCAATGGTCTGAACAGTGGGCGACCGCCTTTGAAGAGTCGGTCCCGTTTTTCTTTTGGCGTCATACCATTATTTTTATAATGTCGAACCTTTGGCTGGTGGTTACGGATAAAGTCATGCTCACGCTCACACCACGACCGACAGGAGAAAAGCCCTTGGTCGATACGCGATTGGCATAGAAGAATCCGGAGTTAAAGTAGAAGGCCCCACCGAAATAGGCGGACCCCCCGAAGTAATTAGCGGAGTCCCCGACCGGAGGCCCCTCTAACGGCACGGAACACTGTGGGGTTGAATAATCATCACCCCATTCGAAATCCATGATCAGGTCGCAATCCGCTACACGGTGGTAGTGGACCCGTCCTGCCAACTGATCGAAGTTCGGATCGAAGTTTTCGAGGTTCTCGATTAACAGGGTCTTTCGACTTGCCGGGATATCGGTATCCCCGTTGTCTCCATCCCCGGTCCCGTCCATCTGGTACAGGTTTCCGGATGAATCACCGAAATAGACGTAATAACTCGAACCTCCCGGCTGTCGAATGTAGACGGCGGAGTTTGTTGAGAAGTTCGACGCATGATCGGTTTCATATACAGACCACGGAGAAAGCCCGGTCGGCTGCATGTCCTTGAACAACACCGGCATGGAACCGGAGGAATTGAAGAAATAGACCTTCTGCCGCTCCTGGTCATAGACGGTAATACAATCCGTCAGCCCTGAAACGACATTCCTAATCCACTTCGACAGATCATCGGACTTCACATCACCGAAGTCTTGAGTCGCGGACAAGGATTCTATATCCCCGCCCCTCCTCATGTAGACCACATCATTACCGATGTTGGCCATTGTCTCCGTTCCGGTAGCGGCGGAACCGGAGTAGAACGGAACCCAAGCGAAGTCTATTGAATCAGACCCCGTAAGCTTCCAGACCCTACCGCCCTCCGTGGAGACAATCAGCGTATTAAAGAACAGCGCGACACCGTTGATCGGCAGAAGGTCGGGAGTCGTCATGTAGAACGCCTCAAGGCCAGTCGTGAACCCGGAGTCTCCGGCTCGTGATGCCGTGTCGTAACTGGTGGGATCTTCGTATGCAGACGCAACCATTAGGTGCGGCGTGTCTGTACCGGCCTTGACGTTGAACAACCACATCCGGCCAAGGTGAACTATCGCGTATTTTGCGTAGAGCGAAACACCGAGCCCCGTTGTCAACGAGGTTAGTGACGTTCCATCCCAAGACTTAACGACAGTCAGCTTCTCAATGTCGGTGATTACCGAATACCCGCCAAGACTCCAAGTCGCTCCCCTTAGCTTCGAGGAACCATTCACCGTTCCCTTGCTGGTAAAGCTTGATGCTCCATCCCAGAGGTAAACGGTATCACCGGCCTGGGCCAAGGTTGTTTCCGTGTCATCGTTCTTGATGAGCTGGATGATCCCATTGATAGAACCCACATTGGTTGCGGTCCCCAATGCATCGAATGGGCGTCTGGGCCTGTAGTGGGTATCCTTTGAACCGAGTTCGAAGTTATATCCCGCCACGCACTCCTGCGGCTTTACTTCTGTCAAATCCTGCTGGTTAAGCCCACCCTCGAAAGTCAGCGTAGCCATTAACGGTAGTGATACCCATAATGTTTAGACGGGTTGGTCTGCCGAAGGAACGCATAAAGCCTTGCTTTTGCGTTGTTGTAAGTAGCGTCCTCGGTTAGCAAGCCCTGCGGTTGCTTGGAACGCATGAAGTCAAAACGTCTGGTAGCCGCCTGGGCGAAAGAATAGAACTCCTCGTTGTTGTGTAGCGGCAAGGTGTCCGTGGCATCCGATACCATTACCGACTTTTCGTAGTCGTACTGGAGTGATCGGGTGTCGTAGGTAGCATTAGGGACACTGTAGAAACCGACGCTCTTTGTCGTCGTGTTGTCCCAATACCACCAGTTAGGGGCTCCGGTATTGGTCTTGTAGAGATAGTCAAAATCGCGGAGCTTGTCTTCGCCTCCGTGGAACTCGTAGATTCTCGTATTATCCGTCGAGTCGTAGAAAGACGGATTGGAACCGAAGAACCGGACAAAATCAGCGGCAAGCGAATAGGTTCTCGTGCCACTGGCTAAAGTAATCGTTGCGGAAGTCTTCTCGTATGGAATAAGACGTTCAGAGACAATTTCCGAAAGCTCATCCTGAATGGCGATCTTCGCCAGAGAAATATAGGCCGCGTGCTGTGTTTCACTGAATGACGTTATATCGTCGTCGTCACCCATGATAATTCCAGATATCCGGAGAACGCGGTTGACAGTGTCTAGGAAAGTAGCCATCTATCTCCAAAAAGAACGGGGCGGGAGTTACCCCGCCCCTAATTCATACTGCTTTGTTATTAGGTGATTTCCTTGGCCAACGTGACAACCTTGATGATCCAGTTTCCATTCAGGATCTTGGTTGCGTGCCACGCCTTCCACGCGATAGAACCCACTTCGTTGAACATATCGCCCACACCGGATGAACCAGGCTTGTGAGTAATCAGTTCAATCGGAGGCTCTTTCGACTCGTACATCATCTTGGTACTGTCGCCGTACTTGGCTCCAAGACCAATGGTGCCGACCGCTTCCTTGCCGTAGATGTAGGACGTGTAAACGTCATTGGTATCCACGGAAACGCCACGGAAGATGTTGGATGTCGAAGTCGTACCCGCCCCAGTGGAGATGGGAGCGATTTCCGACATGATCCAACGAACACCCCAGACCGAGCCAAACTCACCGACCAGAGTGGACGTATATCCACCGTAGGTCTCGACACCGATGAACCCCGAGAGCCCACGAATATCATGGGAAACGTCAGGGTGGCAGATGCCGTAGAAGCTGGCGCGGACAGGCGATGTCCCGATATTCTGGGAGCCGGTAGCCTGAGAAAACGCCTTCATGGCGCTGTTGCGTTCGAGCTTGTTGACCGACCACTGAACGTCCGAAAGCCTCATTTCCGCAACCGTAGCGGCGGCGGAACTAGCGGCAGACGCATAGCGGATCAGGGTGGCGTTATCAAACTCGGTACGCGCCACGCTATTCAACGACTCACCAGCGTTGGCTCCCAATGTTTCCATGAGGGCCATCGTGTTGGTATTGATGTTGAACAGATCCACTTCTTCGGTCGTGATGATCGCGTTGCCGTACTTGGCAACAGCTTTCGTCACGTTGAAGATAGTCGGAGTTACAGCCGAGCGGCCTACGCCAAACGCCAGAGTGGAACCGGCAGAGACTTCCGACAGAGCCGTGGTAACGGCTGCCAGGTTCTCAATACGACGCCACTTGACGGTAGCGGAGCCACCGGCCTTTTCCAGGGTGCCCGGTACAGTTCCCTCGAAGAACGGGAGAACCTTACGGGCAGCGGATAACAGACCACGCATGTACACATTGTTAATTGGTGCGGGTATGTTACTCGCAAAGTTTGTTACTGCTAGAGCCATTTCTTACTCCTCAATATCCTTTCGTGCTATGCCACTTCCTTTCAAACTCTGCATCCGAAAGATTGTCCCATTCATCGTTCGCTGAACGTGACGTTGTGGCCATAGCCCTTTGACTTGTTTTGGCTGCTCGCTGGTTTTCGATTAGCTGTGCGTCGGCCCGAGCCTGAAAGACACCGGAGGCACCGGTTGCAATAACATCCAGAGCCTCGTCCAACGCCTTCGGGTTTGAGTAGCGGTTATCCCAAATACGCTTGAAAACCGGGTCATCCCGGTACTTCTTCTCAAGCAGGATTTCCGCGTACATCGGATCAACTTTCAGCTTCTCGTTAACCTTGGCAACCGCCTTTGATACTTCGGCATTTAACCGTTCCTGCTCCTGAGCCGCCCGCATCTGCTGCACGTTCTGACTTAGTTCAGCCATCGTCTTATTAACGGCGGCAGCCTGATTCAGTTGGTAGCGCGTGAACTCGTCCGGGTTGATTACCGGATCGGGTATGCGGTGGTCGATAGGCTGGCTCTGAACCGTTTGTTCAGGCTTTGCGGTAAATGTCTTGGTTTGTTCTTCGATGCTGTACTTTTTCGCAATATCCTCTAATGTGGTTTGCGGGCTCGACTCGTTCGGCGTGGCTTGAGATTCAACAGGCGCTTCGCTCTGCTGTGTGGTTTCTTCGTTCATTTAAGTAGCTCCTGTGGAACTCTGAGATAGGTAACCCATGTGTCAAAACCTCTCTGTTCCGCTGAAGCGGATTTCCAGACTTCGGTATTGTCCTGTCCTGGGTTATGGACGGGGATCTGTGGGCGGTGCTTGAGGATTTCTTTTATTAACTTGGTAAAGCGAGGGTCGGAATAAAGCTCTATGAAGATTTCCTTGTTATCCAATCTCTAGCTCCGCCATTTTGCCATCAGCACCACGATTAACTTTCACTTTTTTCGGTTTCTTCATCTGAGAAACCAGCTCTTTCATTTCAGCCATCATGCTGTCCATCTTTTCGTGAGACTTCTCATCCTTGCTTTCACGTTCTTCCTTGAAGGAGACAAGGAGCTTGTCTACGCCCTCGACCATTGAGGACATTTCCTTAACGGAGATTCCCTGCCCGGCCTTCTGTGCGGCGTCGATGTGGGCCTTAAAGACTTCAAGCTGTGCTTCGACGTGTGCGATATAGGTTTTTGCTTCGGCTTGCGAGGATGCACGTATTTCGGCTTCCTTGATCTTCGCCTCATTAACCGCCCGCTGAATGGCCAGTTCCTTCTCAAGTTCAAAGTTCTTCTGTTCCATCTCCTGCATCTGCTGTTGCATCTGCATGGCCTGCTGCTGAAGTTCTGGCGGAATCTCCGGCTTGTCTGTGTTCATCACGCGCTCCGGGTTCTTAACTCCGGCGTCCTGATAGGCCATCTTGGCGATTTCCACGACGTTCGGGATATGCGCGGTTCGTTCATTCGACAGAAGGGCGGCGGTGACGTTGAAGACACCCTCGGCTCGTTTCTTCTCACCGATGGCCCCGCGAGAGCCCACTACATCGAATACAACATTCTTGGGAACGTCATTGCCCGATAGCATCATGAAATCGGGAGCGTCTATTTCCGGGTTGTAGAACGTGTAAGACCGCATATACCGCTTGTTCAATTCGTGCTGCATGTACAGGAACGGACGCAACGCATGGCGTTCCTGTTTATCTACGAACTCACCGGTCCTGATCTCGGCCTTTACGTCTGCGGTCGTGATCTCTGTGGCGGTCTTGTCGTTGGTGTCCCCACCGGAACCGGCTCGAATGGCGTTGATACCAAGTCCCTGGTTAAGCTGCTGGATAACGAACTCAAGGCCAGTCATGGCGGACTGTGGATCACCAACATTGATTTCCTTAACACCGTAAGTACCTTTAACCCCAATCTTTGATCCGGGAGCCATTCTCGGTCCGCCATCCAAAACTAGCTGCGGGTCGTTCGCGTCATAGGCGACAGGAGGCTCAACCTTCATGACCATCGAATCCACAAGCTTGTTTGCCAGCTGGCTTCCGAGCTTCTGCATGGGGGATAACTTGATCAGAGGACTTGTGTAATACGGGTCTCTGGCGTCCATCCGTTCGTAACCGGAATAGATAACAGACGGATATGGCAGCTCGTTGGCGGAGTAGTAAACGGGATAACCATTCGCCAAAAGGAACTTGGCGTTAGGCAGGTAGATATCCCCGTCCTGTCGTTCGATAACCAAGTCACCGTAATACTTCACAATCTCAATATCGTCGGTCTCTACGTCTTTATTCGTGTTCTTTTTCTTGGGTATCTTGTCGAAGTTCTCACCCATCCACCCCTCACCCTTCATCATCTGCTTGAGAATGTGGCGTGGAATGAAGTCAACAAGGATCATGGACCCCGTATAGAACAGGTCCGTCCCGATTACCGACGGCGACGGGTCCGGATAGCTGTTCCACATGGAATATGGAACCCACACCGGAGCGGCCACCTGATTAAGCGCCGTACCGTCATAAATCCGTGTACGTGGCTCCCATCGTATTTCCGCAACGTATGAACCGTGGTGTAGTGCCTCCTTAACTGACAGCTCGTAACGTCCCTTTAGCCCAAAGTCCATGTGCTGCTGAACCATGAGGGCACGATAGGCCCTGTCTGCCTGATCCTGGATCTTCCCGTCCGGAGGGGCTTTCTGTCCCGTAACGGGATCAAGGTTTGCAGGTAGTTCCGAATGGGCCTCGAACCATGACCGATTTGTCGGGAATGTCAGGCGCATGACATCGGCGGTGATGATCTCGGACGCCTTGGCGAGCTCCCCCAACTCCATGACGGAACGCCATTCCGGGTCAATCTCTGCCCCGTCCTTGCGATACCGCTTCATCGGCTCCATCGCAATCTGTCTGTCTACTTCCTTCCAGATCGTTTCATGGTTAGTCCGGAACTTCTGGCGCTTGCGCTGGTCGTGTTCGTTCTTCACGAACTCCGCGCACTTGTCCCAGTCTTTCTTGGCGATTTTTCTCTTTTTGACCTCGGCCATTACCAATTCCTGATTGAACCGCTGTAATAATCGTTTGTCTGTCGTGACTTGACAGGTTTCGTTATCGCAAACCTACGCATCATTACCGCGTAGCGTGTCGCGCTTACGAGGTCATCGTTGAATTTAACTATCTGTCCATCTTTGCGGTGGTACATGCGCCACTCGTCGAACCACTCTTTCAGGGTGGAAAAGACCTTAAACCGCCCGGTTTCCATCCGTGAAAGGATTTCCTGAATACCCACTTCAATACCGTTCCCGCCCTGACCTTCCTTCTGTCCGGGTGACGGTGGGTTAGAAAACGGATCGCGGTGCATGTTGACCCCCATACCACGGTAGAGGTCAGCGAAAGGCTTTCCAGATTGCTTATCGTTCTGCATGCCGTCATGCGGCCACGCGGTAGGAATCCACTCACCCCTAGACTTGATCGCTTGGGCGTGGACTTCGATCAGTGCCCGAGACTGTTTCCAGCCGTCATAGACGATAATCCGGTCTGCGTCCCGATCCCATGCGATACATGCAAGGGCGGCTGGATGGTCGTATCCGAAGTCAATGCCGTTGATCTTCGGCCAGTGAGAAGGAATCTGGAACGGCTCGATGGCTATAACGTCTTCCGAAACCGGCCACACGAGACCGGAACCCATTAACGGGACGCCTCGTGTCCGCATCTCCCGTTCATGCGCGGGGATCGCGGCCATCTTCTGCTCTTGCTTCTCTTTGGTCATGTGCGGGGCGTCATCCCATCCCGCCTGAACCAATGCCTGACCGGGCTTTAGATCATTAACAAACTGATGAACGACCTCAGTCACGCCCTCTTCGGGTGTGAACGTGATATAGAGAATTCCGTCTGTGGCGAACGTGCCGCGTAGTAACTGCGACCACACATCGGCAGGAGGCTCTTCATCGCCCCACCCTCCATCGATGCGGTATCCCATGAACTTCTTTGCGCCTTGCTCGAAGGCGCGAAAGTAGACTTTCGACCATCCTCCGGAAACGTGCTTGACCAATACGGAGTCGTAGGCGTTCGGGACTCCGGGCTTCCTGACCCGTTCCCCGATCAGTTCAATCGGTACGGCTCCGGTCCCCAATTCCTTGTCATTGGTAGGCTCGCCGAATAACTCACGCTGGCACCTGTCGCGGGTTGTTTCATTGGTCGTCGAAGCGACGATAAATTCAACGGACTTCGTGAATCGGTGGCCTGTCCACCAATCCGGATAAAGACCGGTCAGGTGGTAAGCGGTTTCCATCGCTCCGCAAAATGTCTTGCCAATCTGGTTGGCGGCCATCAAGGCCCGCTGCCTTGCCAGTTTCCCGTCGTGCGCTACCGCGCCATGGAATTTCTTCTGATAATCGTAGGGGTCGTAAAATTCGAGTCGATGGGTCCTTCGGTACTGTTCGAGACTGTCAATTAATTCGTTGGTCTCGTCTACTGTCATTTCTTGCGCTGCGCGATGAAGTCGGCCAGCGTCTTTTCTCTCCACCACTCCTGGTGATAGTCAACATTGGCATATTCCTTGAAATACGGACCGCCTGTGGTCCAGTGGATGTTCTTGGTGTTTTCGTTGTATGGCTGATAACCAACAAGGTGGTTCCAGACATTAGGCAATTGGCCTATTTCATCGTCATCCAGCCAGCGAAATTGGTGCAACTCAAGCCCATCGGCCTCATTCACATATTCCGGAGTCAGTTTCTTGCATCGGGCATTATTGAACAGGATCACACTCGACCAGTTCTTACGGCTGTACTTGGTTTGTACGTTACCAAGATACTTTTCTGTCTCAACTGGGATATGGTTGTGATGAACGCACTTAACCGCGAACTTGTCGTCGCGTTGCGCCCATAGCTTCGCTATGTCGTCACGGAGAAGCATGTCGCAGTCCATGAAGATGGCCCAACCCTCGTAATTGCACATCCACGGGACCAGAAACCGTGAAAAGCTGAAATCGTTACTCTGGAGCGGGTGTCTTGGCCTCGTTAGTATCCCATCAAGATTCTTCAGCGATACCGGCGTAATGGACACCGGCATGGATGACTGCCTGAGTATGGAATTACTGAGAACGTGGTAGGTGGCCGACTCTACAGGATCAAAACCAATAAACACCCTAATCAAAGTGCAACTCCTGATGGTGGTTGCCTATATAAATGCCCTTTTCGTGTACACGGTCGGCGTTGGGCAGACTGCCGGCCTCGTAGTTGTAGTACTTTATCGAGGGAGACTTAACAAAGTTTCCAGCCACCAAAGGCCGATACTCGATGTCTTTCTCCTGAAGTTCTTTCTTAATCTCTTCAATTTCGTCATGGACAATTGCAAACGCGAACCAACTTGACTTTCCATTCTCTACTTCCTTCTGATACCACCAATCCCGATGTTCGCAGTGGACCATCCACTTTTCCGCGTTCTCCCTGCGGTAGCCGATAAGCTGTTCCAGCTTCATTAGCTGCTCTATACCAACGGCCCCCATCATCTCGATGGGACGGACGTTGTACCCCGGGAACAGAAAGTCATAGGCGGACGGCTTGACGCCAAAGACGTTCTTCTCAGGCAGGTGGCGCGTCCACCCGTGAGACCGGAGACAAAGCAACATCTGATAGTAATACTCGTCATCGGTGGTGATAATTCCGCCTTCCATCGTCTGCATGTGATGGCTGAAGAAGGTGGAGTGGGATGCCATGACCCCAAAATTCCCGGTCCGCATCCCGGCGTACACAGCGCCCATGGATTCGCAGTTATCCTCCAGCACATTCATGGAGGGGAACCGCATGTATTCGTTGGGGTTGCCGAGAAGGTTTACCGCGAGGATCAGCTCGCTTCCGGTATAAGCCTTTTCCAGTTCTGGAATAGAGTAGTTCAGCGTGTCCGGATCGATATCAACAAACTTCAGTTTCCATCCGTACTGCTGGAACGGTGCGTAGCTGGTAGACCACGAAACGGCCGGGACAATCACTGTCCCCGGCCCATGTCTTAGCGTATACGCAGCGACCATCAGCAAGTTGGCAGATGAACCGGAATTCACCATTACCGCGTAGGATGTATTCACCCATGCGGCATACTCCTTTTCGAACTCCGAAACCTTCTCGCCCATCGTGAAGCGGCCAGAGTCGATTACTTTTATCAGGGCGTCCCGTTCGGACTCGCCCCACGTGCTAACGGCAAGCGGCCAATTCACTGTCTACCATCTCTTTAATCATGGATTTGAACGTGTATTCAGGCTCCCACCCGAGAGCGCGGATCTTCTTCGCGTCACCGATTAGGCAATCAACATCCGACGGCCTTAAATAGGTCGGGTCCGTCTTCACGTAAGGCGTCCAGTCGGAAATTCCGATCAGGCCAAACGCCTCAGTAAGCAGGTCACGAACGCTCCGTACCTCTCCTGTGGCCACCACGTAATCACCAGGCTTTTCCTGCTGGACGATCAGGTGCATGGCTTTTACAAAGTCTTTCGCGTGGCCCCAATCACGTTGGGCGTCGAGGTTTCCCAGGACGACATGCTTCTGTAGCCCATGATGGATTCTGGCTACTGCATGACAGACCTTGCGGGTTACGAAATCCATTCCCCTGATCGGGGACTCATGGTTAAAGAGAATCCCGTTCGAGGCGTGCAGGTTATAAGCTTCGCGGTAATTCACCGTCAGCCAATAGGCTGCTATCTTCGAGACTCCATACGGGCTTCGAGGATGAAAACGAGTTTCCTCAGACTGCGGCGGTTGTGACGAACCAAACAGTTCCGAAGTTGACGCTTGGTAGAAGCGGGCCCCACACGCCTTAGCGCCTTCGAGTACGTTGAGGGTGCCAATGGCGTTAGTCTCAAAAGTCGCCCGAGGAATCTTGAAGGATTCTCCGACATGAGACATCGCTGCAAGGTGATAAACTTCCTGCGGGGCGATGGAGGCGATGGTCTTGGCGGTGGCTGGATCGGTAACGTCGCCATCTACAATCTTTACCCCTTCGGGAATGTTTTTAGGTTGAGCGGAGCGCCTTACCAGTCCATAGACCTCATAACCCAAACCTTGCAAATATTCGGACAAATAATGCCCGTCCTGGCCCGTCAGGCCAGTTATGAATGCTCTCACTCGTTGACCTCAATCGAATGGAAAAATGAACCCGATGGACTTCAGGTGTCTAGCGACGTTGTGAATCTTGCAATCAACAGGATGAAGAGTCGCCTTCATCCGTTTTGCGTGGAAAACGTCGTTCTTGTCGTGGATACAGTAATAAATGTGATGATCGCCCTCGATAAAAGAGAGATCGGGATATCTGGATCTTTCCCTGGCTGTTTCTATCGAGGGCCATCTGTTGTCTTCAAGAATCGTCTGGGGGGAATAGGCAATCGCCTTACACCCAACAAGATGGGCAAACAACAGCGCGGCGTAACCTCCACGGGAGGCACCGATACAGACTTGCGGCTTATGTTTAGTCAGGTAGTCTGTGATCTCGTCTACATGATCCGTAAACCAGAGCGCTTCCGTGTCACGGAAGAAAACCCGGTTCATTCCTTCCGTAGTTCGCTGCCATTCCCAGAAGTTCTTCTTTTTGTCTAAAGAAGCCTCAACAGGCTTGCCGGAGAAAAGAGCAACTAGTGGACCATCCCGGAAGTCTTCTTTAATGGCCAGCATAGATTGAGATTTGAAGGACGTTCCTGATCACATCCACAGGCTCTACACCGTGAAATGACCTATCAGACCTCTTGAATACAAAACCACAGTTCGGCGCGTAAGGGGCGGAAGCAAACCGCCTGAAGTCCTGGAACTCAAGATGCTGCGTTCCATCTGATGTGAATTCAGGGTCTTTATGGACGTACAGAGAAGTGCCGGCGTAGGGAACTTCCCTGTCCGTCAGGTACAAAAGCGCCGTGATGTGTTCTTTGCGCCCGTCTGTGTGCGGGCCTATCGAGTAACCGGGGAAGTCCCGACAGAGTTGAGATCTCGCCTTCCCTTTTTCGTTTATCTGCTCGAAAACGCTGAACCAGAATGGGTCTTGCTTTCCACTGAATATGTAGCGATTCGGGTACTTGCTGGAGTATTGCTTGTAAGCGCCGTCGGGGGGAAGGTTGTCAAGAAAGTCCCGATAAAGCTCTTTACTGAATACGTTACTTAGAAAAGCGTACTGATACGGCTCAGTCTCCCAGTTGCATTCCTGCAATCGGGTTAAAAGACTCCTTATTTCGTCCTTCAAGCAGCATTTTTCCTCGGTCCCTTGTCGTGCCGGATGTATTCACCGATCACAGACCTACCAACAACATCCAGTTCTTCAATGGTCATCTTCCCGTTATCGGGTATCTTGAACCACGGGCTCAGGTTCTTTGCCGAAACCACGCTTTCCAGCCTCGCCCAATCAAACGCTTCGCAATCGTGCCAACGCTTGAGCTTGAACAGTATCCCCAGACGGAGGCAATTAATGTACTTGTCTAGGAACGCCGGGAAATCTTCCGCTTTCGGGTCGAATCCAACGAATCCCGTTTCCGTGTAGAATCCGGTCCGGCCGAGATAGACGAGGGCCTTGCCATCGAATAATCCCTGGAGAAAGGAGTCTGGGACTGGCTTTTGAATAACACAGTCCGCATCCAGCCAAAAAACCTTGTCATCAGCTTCTTTAAGAACGTCATATTGTGCAAATACCTTCCTGGTGAATTTCCAGGCGTCAAAATTGTAGTTGTACCCGTTTCCGATCTTCCCATGTGTTACCGGGACTTCACGGAGATACTGATAGAAAGCCTCGGTTCCGGGGATGGAAAAGAAATCCCGGACCTCCACCTTGTCGCTGTCAATTTCGAGCGGGAATTCGCTATAGACAATCAGCTTCGTTGGCCAATTCTCT